CCCCAGAGCATCGCCTCTGCTGATTTAGTTTCCTCCCCTGCGGCCACCAATGGCCTCTTTGAAGAAATGGTAAAGTTTATGGAAAAGCTGGGATATGTAAGCGGAGGAAAGACAATCCCAGCCATAGTTAAACAAGCCGTGGAGGAATCTCCACTTGACAAAAAGGACAAAACCAATATGGAAAACACAGATTACAAAAAAGATATGGACGAAATTAAAGTTCGTCTCGCCGCCTTGGAAGAGGCGATGAAACCCAAGGATGAGGAAAAGAAAGAGGAGATGGCCTCGGAAGCTCCCAAGATCGTCATCGAAAAAGAAGATGAAGATGAGAAAGAGGAGACCAAGGAGGAGATGAGCGAAGTGGTGAAGAAAGTTCTCACCGAGTTCGGCATTAAGCCTATCTCTGCTTCGCCAGTTGTCGAAGCCCCTGCGAAGGTTGAACCCAAAACTTTTGAAGCACTCGTGGCCGCCCATAGCGACTACTCCACTTCAAAGCTCAAGGCTATGCAAGCCGTGATGCTGTCTAACCCTAAAGAATACTCCGAGGCTTTGTCTCGCGGTATCTCAAAACTCTAAACCAAAGGATAAAAGAAAATGTCTACTCAAATTGATGGTAATTTTCGCACATTCGGATCGGCTTCTGCCATCTCGGCATACCGATTCGTTCAGCCCGACACCACCACGGCTGGCTTCTGTAATGTTGCGGTAACTGGTGCAACCAGAGCAATCGGCGTAACTCAAGAAGATGTTGTTGCTGGTGGCTTTGTTGCAGTTAAATTGTTTCACCCCACCTTCTTCGCAACCGTCTCTGGCGTTGCGGCAGTTGGTGATCTGTTGAAATTTGATGCGTCTGGGTTGGCAACTTCAGCGGCCAGCAATCTGGTGACGGCTGGTGTTGCACTCGAAGCGGCCACAAGTTCATCGGCTGTTATCGAAATCGCAATTCCGATGTTCTAAACAACAACAACAACAAACAAAGAAAGAATAATATAAAATGAGCTTTATTTCTGGTGGCACGACCATTCGTGCTGATATCAACCAAGCCCTCATCGAATCTCCCGCAGAGATCGGCTTGATCGGTGCGGAAGTTCTCCCTCTCTTGCCCGTTCCGGCAAAGAGCGGAACTTACCTCAAAGTGCAGACGGCTGATGCCGCTCTGTTAGATGCCGATGCGGCGAAGCGTTCGGCTGGTTCTGAATACGCTCGTGCGGCTCGGAAATTCACTTCCGATAACTACGATTGTATCGAGACAGGACTGGAAGAACTCCTAGACGATAGTTTTAGGGCGGATGCATCGCGTTTTTTCCAAATCGAGGCAGAAACAGCGAGGTTCTTGCTCCGACAAGTTAAGCTCTCCCACGAAAAGCGGGTGGCTGATTTGTTGTTTGCAACAACGACTCCCTTCACCACGGCTGATTTAAGCCCCACCGCTAACTACACCGAAGCTAACTTGGCAACCATCAACGCCCCTGCGGATGTTGCGGCTGGCAAATTGGCTCTTAATAAATTGGGTTATAGTGCCAATGCGGTGATTATGTCGGCCAATGTGTACGAGCGGGTTCGTCGTACCACCCTCCTACAAAATCAGTTCTACGGAGTTGTGTCGAATACTGGTGGTCGCTTGCTCGATGAAGCACAGATTGCCGAAGCGTTCGGTGTGGATAAAGTCTACATCGGTCGTGCGGCCATCAACTCTGCCAACAAGAACAAGCCTTACTCTGGTTCGTTCATTGTTCCAGACACCAAGATCGTTGTTGCCAATGTTTCGACTGGTCAGTTCACCGCTGGTGGATTGGGTCGCACCTTGGTCTGGTCGGAAGATGCCCCCGGTGGTTTCGTCTCCGAGAGCTATCGTGACGAAGCTCGTCGCTCCAATGTTCTCCGTGTTCGTATGAACACAGCCGAGAAAGTCATTGATGCGAACGCCGCCGTCCGTATCACCACGACCTACAGCTAAAGATTGGTTGGTTGTTTCCTCCGAAGAAGGGGGAGCAGGGGAAACCTTGCTCCTCCTTTTTCTTTTTGACATTAGGATAATAAAACTATGGCAGACCTTTCAAATTCCGAACCTTATTACGACCAGATTTCCCACGCCGCTAGACCCGGTACGCAATATGTCACCACAACGGCAAGTTCCGTTACTGGCACATTTGCTGGCCTAGTAGCCATTACAGAAACCAAGTTCTTCTCAATCACATCTACTGTTACCGGAATGAGTGCGATTGCAAGCGTGACGGCGGCTAACTCTGTCACAATTCCCGCTGGTGCTTATATTGCTGGTGATGTTTCTAATTTCCAAATCCATTCTGGCGTAGTCCTAGCAATCGGAGATTAGTATGGCTCGGTACGGCTACGGAATGTCCGTAAGCGGTAGTAGAACTCCATTCATCGTGCGTTCTGCTTCTTTTGATGGAATTATTGTAGATTCACTTATAGTTGCTGGAGGTGGAGGTGGCGGAGGAGCAAGTGATTCCTTATCTGGTGGAGGGGGAGGCGGAGGATTCCAAGCACTTACAAGTTTATCATTAAATCCTAACACCTATGCAGTAGTTGTTGGGGCTGGTGGTGCGGGAGGAGATGGGGGAGGAGATGGAGACCCATCACAAAGTGGTTTTAATGGAGAAAATAGTAGCTTTAATGGATACATTTCTATTGGTGGTGGTGGTGGAGGTGCTCTGAATCAATTTGGTTTAGACGGTGGATCAGGCGGGGGCGGTGGTCAATCAAATGATAGCGAAACACTCGGAGGAAACGGAACACTTGGTCAAGGAAGTAATGGTGGATTTGGAGGAGAGGGCGGAACAAATACTTCTTCTGGTGGTGGCGGGGGTGGTGCTGATGCTCCTGGTGATAATGCTGGTACAAATTTTGCTCAATGCGGAGGCAATGGCGGTGTTGGTTTAGCTAATTCATTTTCTGGTTCGTCTGTTTATTATGCTGGCGGGGGTGGAGGCTCTGGATATGGAGATGGAAGTGGCTCGCCTATGGCTGGAGGTTCTGGTGGGAATGGCGGCGGCGGAACTGGAGATGATTATGTATTCCAAGGAGGTTCTGCTGGCCTAGCAAATAGAGGAGGTGGAGGTGGTGCTGGTGGGGGAAATTCTGATGGATGGTCTGGATATAATGGTGGCTCTGGAATTGTAATCATTCGATACCTAACTAGTGCATACGGAACTAGGGGTGCTGGTGGGACGATTACAACAGTTGGTGGATACAGAATCCATACATTTACATCGAGTGGCAATTTTATTGTAACCTAATATATTTAAACAGTTTTTAATTGACATCCTCTAGCAATCAGAAATCCTATCAAAATGAAATATCCTATTTCAGTCTATCTCATCGCTGGAAATGAAGAAGAATATATTGAGCGTTGCCTCAAGTCGTTTGCCCCAATCGCAAAAGAAATGGTTGTATGTATTTCTAGGGGGTCAGCTACGCCAGACAAGACCGAGGAAATTGCGAGTGGTCTTGGGGCGAAGATCGTTCATTACCAAAATAAAAGAACTGATTGGAATCACATAGACGATTTTGCCACGGCAAGGAACACGGCTCTTGAGGCTTGCTCAAGTGAATGGTGCTTATGGGTCGATGCTGACGATGTAATGGCCGAGGATGGGGCGAAGGTTGTCGAGGAGGCTATTGACCTTGCGATTCAAAAAGACGCTCACCTAGTGGCGTTAAAATACAATGTGGACAACGCCGGACTCATTCCACTTCGAGAGGAAATCTCCAAGAAAGGGACTTGTAGCTGGAAGAACCGAGTTCACGAAATGTTGGTTTGCAAAGAGCCAAACAAGACGATTGGCGTGGACAAGATTTTCAGAATCCATAAGCCTCACGGATACAAGCCAAGGAGTGCGGAGAGGAACTTGAACATCTTGGCCGATACGCTTGCCCCAGCCGCCAACTCTCTTTACTACCAAGCTCAAGAGTATTTTCTATCTGGGCAGATTGAAAAGTGCATTGATTCGAGTATGCGAGCGTTAGCTTTCCCAGAGCTAGAGGACACGCTTCGATATGATGTGCTTTGCAACTTGGGAAGATCAGTTCCAGAAAATGAAAGGCTTTCTTATCTTGGACAAGCCGTAGCCCTACAACCCGATAGGCGAGAGGCTTACTTTTATATAGCGAATCATTGGTCTGGTAAGGGCAACTGGATAAAGGCTTATGGGGCAGTTCGTTCTTGTCTGACTTTGCATCGCCCCAAAGCCCACTACTGGAATCTCGTTGAGGCAATCTACAACTGGCAAGCGATGGACTTATACGAGACGGCTTCTGTTTGCGTTGGGGAAACTGGGGAGGCCGAAAAGATTAAGAAGATGCGACCAGCCCCCAAGATTAGCATTGTTCACGCTACAAGGGGAAGGCCACAGATTGCTTGGCAGAGGCGATGGATGTGGCTTTCTTTAGCCGAGAAGCCCCTAGAAATTGAATGGTTGTTTATGGTAGATCATAATGACCCTATCGACTACACCCCCCACCAAGCCATTAGGTGCAATCCGGGTGGGATGATTAACGCTTGGAACGCAGGGGCAAAAATAGCCAAAGGGGACATTATTATTCAAATGAGCGACGACTGGACACCCCCCCGCCATTGGGATTCCCTAATTTCGACCGCCATTGGGGATACAACGCAAGAGAAGGTGCTGGCAGTATCAGATGGCCTACGGCAAGACAAGCTCCTCTGTATGGCGATTCTGACGCAATCTAGGCTAAAGAAGCAGGGGCATCTATTCCACCCAGACTACCAAGAGTCGGATGGCATCTATTCCGATAATGAGCATACAGATAGAGCCTACGAAGAACAAGTGGTGGTTGAGGCTAGACATATCCAATTCAAGCACGATAACCCTATGTTTAACGGCGGGCAACCAGACGAACAACTAAAGAACCACAACAAGCCAGAATTCTACGAGAAAGGAAAAGCGATCTATGAAAAACGCAAAGCAAATAATTGGATGTAGAAAGTCGAAAAAGGGGGAGAATGCGAAGGGGCTTGGTATAATTACTTTTGGCAAGTCTAGCGTAGACAAAACAAAGTATGTGCTAGTTGATATTACCTATGACGAGAAGGCGGGGAGGGAATTGTATGAGGCTGGGATGCTTGCCTTAAAGCACGACCCAGAAGCCGTGATTGAGTACGCAATCAAAAAAGCATTAGCAGGGATGGCAAAATGCAAGAAATAACCATTAACGACTCATTTGGCAAAGCCCTTGCAAAATACAGCGAGGGGCTGGATGTTGGCCTAGAGATCGGTGGAGGAACCGGGGATGGCTCAACTCAATGTATTAGGACAAAAAGGCTATTCAGCATTGAGAACCACCCAGACCGCATTGGTAGGCATTCAATGAACCTATCGGCAAGGGGAGGCGTTGCTATCAACGGCACAGCAACTCTACCGAAGCTATGGATGAACCAGTTGGATGTAGCAGAGTTTTACGGAACAAATAAAACAACTATTAACCAATATCCCCTAGATCAAGTTCTTGGTTGGTATCACGAATGTGTTGAATTTGCTCAACCATATAGCACCAACGCCATCGAGGACATCCACTTTGAGCATAATGTAGATTTTAACTTTGTGCTGATTGATGGTTGCGAGTTTTCTGGGGAAGCAGAACTTCGATGCGTAAGGCCATTTTTGGCAGAGAAAGCGATCATCGCCTTGGACGATATTAACGCTATGAAGAATTTGGCAAACTACCACAAGCTAAAGGGATTTGGAAAACTGCTCTGGGAGGATTGGTCGGTTCGTAATGGTGCGGCCATATTCCAGTTATGAAGATTGTCCAAATCGGGTGCAACGATGGGAAAGATCATATCCTAGATTTTTGCCTAAAGAATAGGGAGAGCATCGAAGAAATACATCTTATAGAGCCAAACCTAGAAGCACTTGAGGATTGCAAGCAGACATATTTGGATTTCAAGCAAGCAAAATTTTACAACCTAGCGATTGTCCCGAATGATATTGAGTCAGTAAATTTATACATTCCACAAGTAAAGTCGCTTAATGGACACGCCTCAACATCAACAAATCACCTAATAACTCACGGCCATAATCACTTTAATTCAATAAATGTTACAGCAACAAATCTTAACAAGTTTTTTGATGTAAATAAAATAACAAAATGCGATAGGCTCTATATAGACACAGAGGGATTGGATTGTGAAATTATATTGAATTTTGATATTGAAAAATATGGAATTGGAAGAATTGAATTTGAGATTCTCCATACTGATGGAGTTTTTGCAAAAGGGAAAAATTACACCTCTTGTGTCGAGAAGCTAAAAGCCTTGGGCTATAAGCAGACCGAGGCTGGTCAATATAATGAAGCCTATCAAAAATGCTAACCATCTTTACCATCGTCCTCAATGGGATGCCCTACATCCAGAGGCATCTATCAGAATTTCAAAAGCTAAAGATTCCGTGGGAGTGGAGGATTGTGGAGGGGGTGTCCGAGCCTCTAGGATGCACTCGATGGTGTAGGCAAGTTCCCGACAAGTGGCACAAGGATTTTAAGAGCATAGACGGAACGCACGAATACATTGAGAGCATCCAAGGGAGGAATGTGGTGGTCTATTCTCAAGACAAGGCATTCAACGGAAAGCTAGAGATGATTAAGCAAGCCCTACAAGGAGTAGACTCTGGGGTTGTTATGGAGGTGGATGCTGATGAGATGTGGAGTGCGGAACAGATCGAAAAAATCTATGAGTGCCTAAAGGGGGCAGAGGATGGATGCACAATGCAGTTTTATTGTAATTTCTTTGTAGGAGAAAACAAAAAGATAGTGACTAGGAATGGATATAGTTCTAGTTGGTATGAATGGATGAGGGCTTGGAAATGGGGAAAGAATGTCTGCTTCACTAGCCACGAGCCTCCCCGCCTAAACATCCAGTCTCGCCTAGTCCCAAGGGGAGTTACAGAAACTTGGGGGCTAGTATTCAATCACTATGCCTACACAACCCTTAAACAAGTCGAGTTTAAGGAAGATTTCTATGGCTACAAGGGGCTTGTGGATGGGTGGAAAGAATTACAAAAGACAATCGGGCCGGTACGGCTAAACCAATTCTTTAATCATATTCAAGACAAGAGCGTTGCCGATGACGCATAGACCAAAACTTTTCTTGTGCGGTTTGGCTAGGAATTGTGCAAGATCGCTCCTATCGAATATCCCGTCTATTTTGTCCTTGAGACAGAATTGGGATTTGTCTGGGGTAATACTAGAAAACGATAGCACAGACGATACTCCAAAGATTCTGCAAGCCCTAACAAAGCTATGCCCATCTATTCAAATCCATAACCCAAGCCTAGCAGAAGGAATGACTAGATACGAGAGAATGGCCTATCTCCGCAACGAAGCCCTTATGGCCGCAGAGGCACAGCAACCGGACTGGGTGTGCGTTGCTGACCTAGACTTGTTTCAGTTCATTGGACTAGAAACCTATGCCCCACAAAACAACGCCGAGGCAATTATGGGGCTTATGCCAAAGAAGTATGTTCCGTGGCATCCCGGTGAGCCAATTCATTATATGGATAGGGATTGGGTATATTATGATCTATTGGCAGTAGAGTTTAAGGATGGAACAAGACCTCATTGGATTGGTGATATGCAATATCCAGATACAAAAGATGAGTTCAAGAAGGCAACTAAAAGCTCGGTTGGTGGGGCGATGTTTGCTAATTCAGCTTTTGGTGGGATGGCTTTCTATAAGGCCGACAAGATAAGGGGAATTAGATATACTGGAACAGATTGCGAGCATATTGCATTTCACAAACAGATTGGTGGCATATACATAACAGACAAGATAAAGGGCATATACTTTCCTCAAGATTGACATAAGAGGTGGTTTTATGGCTGGCAGTATCCCCACCTCCTACTTCGCAACTGACCTCTCTTATATGATTGAGGACTTATATCAATCTGTGACTGGCTTGGGTTCTTCGGCTGTTTCTGCTTCCGTAACAGACCTAACAACAGCAAGCGAGTTAGAGATAGGCGGTGAGGTGTTTAGGGTGACGCAAAGCCTAGTTGTTTTGGCTTCTGGAATCTCTGCCCCAGTTATCGGCTCTCTTTGCACAGTTAGCGGGGTGGAGCGTATGATCGGAGGATTTTCGCAAAGCACAGATGGCCTTTCCTTTACCATCGAACTTGCGGAGATTACGACCTAATGGCCTCGATAGAGAGGGAGGTTGAGAACGCCCTCCTTAATGTTGTTTCTGGTGTTACTGGGGTGAACTTCTTTGCTAGCGAAAGAGGCGCGGCAAGGACGATGCCGAGCGTCACGGTTCAAGCACAGATTGGGTCAGAGGAACTAATCCCTTTTTCTGGTGTGTTCAAAACCCCAGCTTCGATAACCTATGTGGCAAGGGCAGATACAACAGCAAGAGCCGACTTTGACGCAAAGTTTTACGACATCCTAGAGCAACTCTATCGCTCGCCAGACCTAGCGAGCTACCTAACGACCAACTCAAACATCACTTTCTATGTGGCAAAGGTTACTGACGATAGCCCTACCGTCATTAGTCAGAATAGAACTTGGTCAAGGACTATGACTTTAGACATCACAGCAACCGCAAAAAAATGAGCAATAGCGTTCAAATCAATGTGGAGGATGCACTAGAGGATTTGCTTGTCGGAATCTCTGGCCTCAATGTCTACAAGACTAATAGGGTAGGGGGAAAGCTATTCCCATTTGCCACAATTTCGGCATCGGTGGGCGGGCAAGTTCTTGGAAACTATACTGGGGTCTATGAAGTGGCCGTTACAATCGACTACTCCGACACGGCGGCCAAGGTTAGCCAAGCCGATTTTGACGCTGAATACTGCTCGATCTTTGAGGCTTTCTATTCCGAAACACCTCCCCTCTTCACCAAGATTCAAAACAATATAGTGAATACAAAGGTTTATACGGCACGAATCACCGGGCAAACCCCAACGATTAGGACGGCTAAAAGGGCTTGGCAAAGGGGTTTGAAGATGAGCCTTATTTGCACCCCTCAATAAACAGCCTCCTTTTCAAGCATTTAACACCTAATATAATTATGCCCATCCTAGCCCTAGCCCTATTGTTCTGCTCTTGTTCACCCAAGCCAGTAGACCATAATAATGTGCTACCCCGATATTCTGAAATGGGAGCGGCCTCTGACTTGGGAAAAGTAAAGAGCGAATGAGTGCAACGGAAGATACCAACACCCCAAGCTGGCGGGACTTTATGGCAAGCCTCAAGTTCTTGGAGGCAGAGGGCTACATAGAGATATTTTACAACGATAAGGGCGAGAGAATGGTTAGGATTGCCCCCGGTGCGGAGCGAGCTACGCTATGAGTGCAGACCAAGTTGCAGACTTGAGAGAGCGACTCGCCCGGATCGAGGAGAGGCAGGTAGGTCTGATTTCGATTTTGGAGCGTCACACTAGCGAAATAGCCGAATGGACTGGTAGGATGAACGGCAAGGTAGACACACTAGAAAGGGACGCCCACACTATCAAAACAAAGCTATGGCTAGTTGCCCTAGTCTCTGGGGCTGTATTCTCTACAATTTGGGAGCTAATCAAAGTAAGAGTGCTTCCTCGATAATTTGACACGCTGAGAGTAGAACTATGATTAACAATTTTTTTGAGGTTTCAATCTAATGCCAGCGGTCACAGTTGGACAGCAGAATCTTGTATTCGGATTAACCACAGAGACGATTGGTCTTGTGCAGAGCTTCTCTGAGACACGGAATGTAGAGAAAAATGAAGTTCGTAATGCTAGTGGTGATGTTGTTGGAATTGGATATTACAATCCAACGACAGCCTATTCCTTGAGCGTTGCCATTACTGGGCCTAACACAAGCCTAACGGTTGGCGGCTCTTTTGCCTCTCTTGCTAATGCTACTACGGTTGGAACTTGTCGAATCGACTCAATCGCTCTGAATAAGACGAATACTGGCTTCGTCACTATAGACATCTCGGCTACTGGCTATCCGAATGTAAGTTAATAGAGGTTCTAGTCCTCTAATGAAATCCTAAACTTATGGAGAGGAGCAGTTACTGGGGCACGACAAACATTAAAGTTGCAAGTGCCGTGGCTGCTTTCGGTGGAACGCTCCGACAGTCAGACCCAGTAACCCACATAGTCCGTGAGGATGGCTCAAAGCAGATTACATTTTGGTTCAATTCTGGTGGGATTGGGAACACGGCAAAGAAAGAGATGGAGGCCAAGTGGTCAGAAATGACTAGCGACCAAGAAGCACCCATTCGTTATGTCAGAGCCGCACTAGAGAACCGAGAAACGCTTCTGGGATTGGTTAAAAGAGCCGAGCCAATTCAGATCATAAAGAGAGGGGGGCAGACGCTCCTCGTCCCTACAAACGCCAAACCAGAGCTTAAAAGGGCCATCCTAAAGGCAATATAATATGAGCGACATCCTAGATGACGAACTAAATGGTAGCTTTGTAAAACCCGGCAGGGATTACAAGGGGGAAGCAATAGCCGACTATACAGAAGGCTCTCGCCTTTTGATGCTTCAATGCAAAGAACCGCAAGACTCCTCTGTTTATTTTATATGGGCTTTTCTCTATATCCATATTCTGATCGCAAAGAACCGCAAAGAAGCAATCAAACTGGCTTGGAATAAGGACGAGTTTAGGGACAAGTTGCTTGGCTGGATAGAGGACAAGACAGAGGAAGATAGAACCATAGCCACAAACATAGTTTCAGAAATGATAGAAGAAGCGTCTAGAGCCAAAGTTTCAGTTGTATTATCTGGGAATATCGCATCGGGAAACGACTAACGCCAGCGTGGACGGCCTACACCCTCTTTACGCTGGCAGAGAAAACTGGATGGAGCTTAGACTATATGCTTTGGAACATTCCAATCCGACTCCTTAACCAAGCCACCCACACCTATCTTTATGAAGAAGGCTATCGGTTAATGCGTGAATCCTCCGCAACATCATCAGACAAGTTAGAGATGGCAAAACTGATGGGGATTGAGATTTAACATCAGTTAATTTTGTGGCAATGAACATTTTAACCGCATCCGTAGGCAAGGATGGAGGCATAATCTCTAATGTTGATGCAGTAAAACAAGCTTTAGAAGCCTATGTAAAAGTTAGAAACCAGTCTGTATTTGAATCGGTAAAAGAAAAGATGGCAAACATAGCCTATAAAGCATCACAAAATACATATTTTTCCCCACCACAGAGCATAAGAAATCAACTAACCTCGCTTCCTATTACTAAAGATGAAGGGAAAAAGAGATATGGGGATACACAATTTGTTGGTTTATATAAGCTAATGAATTGGCAAAGAAAGAATATGGGGCTTTTCCCATTGGGTGGTAGCAAAAACAGAATCAATAAAAAGGGTAAAAAAATTAAGCAAGTCCCAAGAAATATGGGGCCGTCTGCTGGATTGAATAGATTTATGGATGGTAAGACCAAGGCCTTTCTAAAGGCAAGAGCTAGAGGCTCAAAGTTCCTTAGGATTGGCTGGGCTTTAGCCGCCTATGCGATGGGCAAGCCATTCGGAAGGGGAGACTTTGGCCCAGCCACACTTGCAAGACTATCTGGAAAGGCATACGGAGGAGGAGCAACGATAGATAGAGTTGCACCGGGTCAATCAGTTTTTACGATATACAATGGGGCTGGCGTGTTTGACCTTCGATACAAGGGAACACCTATGCGTAGCTCTAACGACATTGAAAAAGCACGAGCCATTCAAGAGGCTGGCTTGCGGATTGGAGTTGATGCAGAGATTAAATCAATGTATGAGCTTGTGATTAAGAGAAACTCTGAAGCGTGGTTTGGCAAGAAAATGAATGTAAAGGCAGACTAATGGAGCCGCTAATCTTTAAGATCGAAACGCAAGCTGATGATGCGGGGGTGCGTCAATATGATAAGAGTCTAAGTGGCCTAGATGTATCCTCAAAGAAGGCCTCTGGTGCGTTAAAGTCTTTCGTTCAAGATATAGCACAAGCAAAAGATGGAACAGATGTTGCCTCGGCGGCTCTTGGTGCATTTAGCCGAGTGCTTGGCTCGTCATTGGCTGGAACTGGAATTATTATTGCTGGGAAGGCATTGATAGATGCGTTTTCAAAGATTGATGAGGCAGTAAAAGAATCAGAGAAAGCAGTTTCCGAGGCATTCGCTGGAATGGATAAGGCTGGGAAGGCGATGAGTTTTGCGGAGGCAGTTGGGCAAGCAAAGAATTTTGAGGGAGTTGCAGAGACAATTAGGAAAAAGATTCAAGAGATCAACGATTCCCCATTCACAAGCATAATCGACAACATCACGCAATCCACAAAGCTGATGGATGTGCAAGCTACGATTGCAGAAAATCAAGCTAGAGAAATCAAGCGAATGGGGGCTGAGTCGGAATTGGCTCATTTACAAAGGATGCAGGGGCTTGATGCAGAAAACAAAGCATTAGAATTAAACTCAAGAGCCTTAGCCAAGGAACTTGAGGGCATTAGTGCCATCGATGAAAGCGAGACAGCTCTAGCAATTACTCGGAAATATCAATTACAAGCAGATGAAATAAGAGCAAAATTTGCCGATGATCGAAATAAGGCCGAAGCTGAAAACGCATCGAAAAGACAAAAGGAAATAGATGCTCAAATCCAAAAGGAGAGAGAGCTTGGGCAAGTTCAGCAGAAAAGATTCAACGACCTATATAATGCAGAGGTAAAAGCTCAAGAAGAAACTCAAAGCAGAATAGACGCACATCTTGAAGCAGAAGAAGAACTAGCGACTAAACTGCTAGAACTTTATGACGCACTAGATAAAGCAAGGAATAAACCACCGAGTGCAGGTGGAGGAGGAGGCGGAGGAGGAGGTGGGGGCGGGGGAACACCGGGGGTAGAACCCGGAAGCTCGGCTGATATAGGTGCACAACAAGCGGCTCAAAGGGCATATATACAAGGATTAAAAGACTCGGCAGAGCAACTTAGACAATACACAGCAAATCAATTAAAGGCGAATGGCCTATCCTATGATTCTGATGCTGTAAATAGAAAGCTGATAAAAACTGCCTCAGACCTTGCATACGAACAAGGGAGAGCCAAGTATGGGATTCAAGACTTTATTGATGGAATAAGAACAGCAGAACAAAACCTTGCGGATTTCAAGCAAAGCACCCAAGACGCAAGCAAAATCACAAGTCAGTTTAGCTCTAGTATGGAGGAAATATTCCCGGCCTTCGATAAGACAGTAAAGAGTGCCGAGAATTTTTCTGATAGTATTACAGAAAATACAGGTGACTTAGTTAAGGATTTTCTAAAGACGGGTGATGAAACTGCTGATGTTGGAAAAGGCTTTAATGAGTTGGGGGCGGCCACCGATGACCTTTCTGTTAAATTAAAAGAGGCTAGTAAAGATGCTGAGATTAAGGAAAAAAAAGCTGACAACACAGAGAAGGTTTTAACAGATATTCACAAACTATTAGAAAGCAACCTAGAAGAAATGCGTACTTACGCTTTTGTAAAATAAATATATGGCGACCACAATACTCGGCACATTCCCAATCCTTAATTCAAAAAAATCAGAGACAGACGAGTACGGTTTTGATTATGTGTCATATCAGTACACAATTAAGACAAATACCATAGGCAGTTACAACATTAAGAAAGATGATATTTTTGATGGCATAGAAACTTGGCGTGGACTCTCTTGGACTAAAAGCTCTAATCCCGGTTCGCTTTATGTCGTAGACAGCGTGGCAACTCAAGATATTGCGGGAGGATTAACACAGCTTACGGTCAATACCGTTGGCACTAAAAACATCGCAAACCCTCCAAGAGTCTCCCTTCTTTCTAGTGGCCCACTTATATTTGGATTATCTGGTACGCCGCCAAGCGGAAATATCTATGGGTACGGAGTTGGTGGCTCGGGCCAGAGCATCGAGGTAAAGTTTATTGCTAGCGGCGGAGCGGCAGGACAGCAAATAATTTTCACAACGCACTTTGCATCTATTATGCCAACAACCTTAGGTGGAATTAGTCTCCCTGCTCCCGCAAGGTCTCCCGGTGAGTTTAATGATGTTAGGTACTTTGTTGGTGGGGCAGGGCCAGATGTAGCTGGCTCGTACGGGGAATATTATGGTTTTGTTTGTAAAACAATTTTGACCGAGAAACGCGGAAGCCTACTGCTCGTTACGCTTATTTTTTCTGAAGCTGGCTATGCGGCTAGGCCCGGCATTGAGGTGACAACTGGTATTTATTTCTTCCCACGCATAGGATAAATTTATGCCACAAGAACCTAGACTTCAAATGCTACCCGATAGTTCTATGAAACTATCTGGGCAACACTTTAGAAGAGTAGTAAGAAGAATTGAGTCTATCGTTCCTCTTGCTGGGGATAATATAACCGTAGAACCAAAAGAGGGAGGCTATGAAATAAGCGCAGCCCTTCCATCTTTTAATGTCATCACCCTAAATGTGTGTTCTAATGGTAGCCCAGATACAATTAGTGTGTATGGGCCTCTTGACCTTGAGGCTTTCGGGGTTTAACAAGAACCAATCAATATGGCATCAAACATCGACATTCTTTTAGACAAGTCTGGTGGTCTACTCTTGGGCGGTTCAGCCCCTGCGGGTGTGCTTCCAGAGTTTACTAGGAACGATGTTTATCCCTTTCGCATTCGTGTGCTTGAACGCAACGCAGACGGCTCATATACAGACGCAAATCTCTCCAGCCCCTCCTTCTCGCTAGGCATAGGTAACATTGATGCAGTAGCAACAGACGGCCAATTCAAGCTAACCACGACCACGGGAACTTCTACGGCCATATCCTTTAACGCCACTACTGCCCAAGTGCTTTCTGCGGTTAGTGCTATTGCGGGGAATGTAAGCGTAGCCACCTATGGTGATTCTGGTTCAGCTTGGATTATCACGGCGGCTACCGCTAACACGGCACTCAGCTTTGGGGCGTTACCCTTCACCCTTTTCCCAACTGCGGCTGTCCAAGTAAACACACGGAGAGCCCCAACCGCCTCGGTAAACGCACAGCAAATCATTTCGTTAAGCCGCAATCCCGCCGTTTTCTCTGACTCATTTACTTCTGTTTCTGGGGAGGGCGTTGCTCTTACAAAAATACAAGACGGCTCGGCCTCATTGAACGAGACCTACGCCCTCACTATTGGAAATGATGTTTACGGAGGTTCTTACAGCTTGGCTTATGGGGGTTATTCGGTTGGCATTGGTTTTAATCAGACCGCAATCAATGTAGCTACAATTTTGTCTGCGATAACTGGAATCGGGGCGGGCAATATCTCCGTTGTCAGCGATTCAAAGAGAGGGTTGATCATATCTTTTGTTAATTCTCTTGGCCTACAAAATGTATCTACCGCCCTCACTTTAGATTCCTCTGGGGTGCGGACTTATAATTGGTATTCGGCCACAGTTACAATGTCCACGAGCGAGATGGAGGAGCTATTCAACGAAGCGGGTACAGACACCATAACGCCCACACTAGAGATTGAGATGACGGAGAATGGTAAGGCAAAGACCCTTCTTCAGTACACAACATCCATCAGCAAGGACTTAATTCTGACTGGTGCTTTAGTCCCCGCTAATTTAGCCCTCTACTACACCAAGGCACAAGTGGACGCCGGGTTCATTGAGGATTCAGCGACTAATGTTGATGCAACAAATAGAATACTAGTTGGAAGTGATGCGTTTTTTTCGGTAGATTATGGAAATAGGTATCTTTACAGCGACACTTTGTCTCCTATTTTGGATTGGTCTGGTGGCGGAATCGTCCTAGATAGTTCATTCGCCTATTTTAATGCTACTTGCATTGGGTTCTTTGGTGCTACCCCAATTACAAAGCCATCTAGCACAAACATCGTTTCTGGCCTAACAAACCTTGGCCTTCTTTCCTATACTCAGCCAACTGCGACCAATGTAGTCACTAGCCTTATCAATACCGGGCTAATTGGAAATGGGGCAACCTATGGGGTATTGCCACAATCTCCTTATACCGTCACAACACTTGCCTCAGTCACTTTTGGAACGCTAGCTGCAAACGATCAACATTATCGGGATGTAGTGGTTACTGGTGCGGCAGTAAATGATATTGTTTTGGTTGGATTGCCATCGGCAATTTCAGCGGGAGCAATTATTCAAGGCGTGGTTTATAAGACCAACACAGTCTGCTTATCTTGTGTAAATGCAGATAGTGTTTCAAGGGATGTAAATACCGCCACCTACCGCATCACCGTCATCGGTTATTAACTAGGGGCAGTTGCCCCAATGAAATCCTATATGAGTAAAGTATTGCACGCAAGTTATAGTGGCTACTTTCCGTTTTGCACACAACAAGGAACTCCATCTAGCTCAAAAGAGTATTTATCTTTAACGCTTTTAGAGGCTATGACTTTATTTTGGAGAGTAAAAATATGGGAAGTAAAAGTAACCGGACAATTAAATTTTACTTATCAAGAAGCACCAGAAGGACGCTTACAAAGCATAACATATCCTAACGATTCATTTTTTGAATGTGAAGCAAGGGGGACAAATATCGCCACAGAAGAAGATTTTGTTTGCGTTCAAGATGCTGATAATTTTGTTTTCGCCTCTATTGGAAGGCTTGCTTCTGTATTTAGTTTTTATGACGATCCCGATACCATACCCAATAGCTTCATACAAT